CCCGGTAGAAATACACGTTATCATCGCTCATATAGATGTTGACACCCCTCCCCTTTTTCGGGAAGGCTCCATACGAACGATAGACCGTCAGAGAGATCTGCTCGCCATCAGCAACGATCACCTGGGCCGAGGCGCTAAACACGCCGGCCGTCCGGGTGATGACATCGTAGAGTGGGCCGATACTGCCGTCATCGTAGACGATCGAGTATTTCAGGTAGTAGGTGCCGGCTGAGAGCGGGTTTTGCGCTCCGGGGCTGGTTCCTGTGATCGCCGCCAGCACGGCATATTTCCAGTCCTCTGCGCCAGAATGGACCAGGATGAGCTCGTCCACCTGCGGTAGCGGGTCCGACCCGTCGAAGATTACCGCCGGTTTCGTCCGGAACCCGCCTTTGAGCGCCAGATCAGAAAAGAGATTCCCGGTGGTCAGACGCATCTCATTGAGCACGTTGTGAAAATAGCTCGATAGCGCCGCCGGGGTCTCGCTGGTGAGAAAGTTTCTATAGAGGAGGATCTTGGTTCCGGCAATCCGCGAGGTGAAATCGGTCACGGGGTGGGTCGTCTCCAGGAAATAGCGCGTGCCGTCATACCCGCAGCGGACCACCAGATCGTAGTTTTCATTATCACCGGACCGATCGTAGACGATCGTCCAGCCCTTAAAATAGTCCCCGTTGAAGACCCCGGCGAGAGGGTCGAGAACGGCAAAATCGTATGGGTCGGCTCCCTCGGAGATGTTAATTTGATTAAGGCCTCCGGGGTTGATGTGGACCTTCAAATAAATCTGATCGAGCGAGATCTTCCTGGCGACGCTGTCGTAATTCTTCGCGCTCACGGCGATCGAGATGGTGTCGGTCCGCAGGAATGTCGTTCCCCAGAGATCGGCCGCTCCACCAAGCGTTTTTTCTGATTTCTCGATATCCCAGGTGCTCGTATCCGTTTTCACGGTGCCTGCCAAGGCCCCATTTTTAACCAGCCGTACGTTTTCCAGTTGAACGGGACATGTATCGACCGACCCTTTGCCGATGATGTGCGCCGTCACCCCGACGATCGTTGTCCCGACCGGCAGAAAGGTCAGGCTCACACCGCCGCTAAGATTTGCATACTTCGATTGAGCGGCCGCGTTGAGCGTCGCCTCGATAAAGATGTCGTCGTTGAGCCGAGTGAATGCTCCGGGATTAGAGGGCGGGGAGCCTGACGGTATCCAATCCACCGTTCCGACCGTGGCATCGTTGCCTAAGAATGGCGGCGCGGCCGTCACAACGCCGGGATTCGTCGAACCAAGCGACGTGAGTTCGAAAATGAACATCTCGGTGAGTTCGCGCCATGCGTCTATCCATGCAGAACCATCCCAGAAAGGACGAACAAATACCCCAGAACGGTCTACCGTTGGAGATCCTGGGAAAAACCCCGTCTTCGTGTAAGTGCCGACCACGACCGTGATGTTGCGCCCCCCGTGATCCGGGACGTAGAAATTGTGGACGTTCTCGAAGACCAGATTTGTCATCTTATGAATGGCCGGATTGAGATAATTGGAAATTTCGAGATCGCCCGATTGCGGGAGATTCGCGTCTTCTGTCGGAAACCTAAACTCGTAGGGTATCCCGAGTTCCAAGTGACCGAGTTTCTTTGAGCGCACGACGTTGCGGCAGCCGATCGCGCTATTGGGCGCGGGATCTCCAATCGAGGTGCGAAGACCTTTGAAGTCCTTGAAAACGATGTGTTCTGGGGGGGCGTTTCGTCCCATCTTCTCCGAGGGCCTATCCTCCCCGGTTGGGGGTTTTGTCTACGGAAGGTTCCTTTGAAATTTCGGAAAAGGTCTTTGTCACTTCGGCGATTAACTCCGCGTTGTCTTCCGGTTGCAGGAGAATTTCGGTGTCGGCAGTGGCGAGCGTGTACGTCCCAGGCTTGCCGGCATATTCAACCATAATAACACCGAGCGGGAGCGCCGATGAGCCGACGAAGAAATCAATCGTCGTCCCACGGTGGCGATAGGCTACGCGAGAGGCTTTCGTTTTCAGATATTTCAGGTTTGAAAATTCCTCACCTGAGCCGACGGCATCAAAATCCCCCTGCGTTGGACGACTGACACTATCGTGGATGCGGATGATCCGGTCGAAATAGTAGGGCGAGAAATCGGACGAGAGGACGCTCTGCGATTTTAAGACCGCCACCATCAGCGCGTCATTAGCCGCGTTATAGGCGTCCATGAAGCCGATCAGAAGTTCGAACGTCGCCGTCGCCCCTCCGAGCGTTACTCGCGCCACTGCCGTTCCAATCCCGTAATTCGCTCCCGCTCGGCGGATCAACGTGAGACCTAATATTGATCCGACCGGAAACGTCCCGGTGGAGCGCGTGATGGTTGTGGCCGTGAAGTCGGTGATGACGGCACTCCCGGCCAGAATAATCGGGCTTGCGGGGATCGTCCACCCAACGGTACAGAGCGCCTCGAGATCCGCCGCTACAGCCAGAGTCGAGGTGAACCGGTAGAAGGGATCGTCCTTCCTCTTCGCCCAGAGACGGAAGACTACCGCATTGATGATCTCACGGCGAACCGCTTGGTCGATCACGTCTGGATCGACGCCTGCCTGGACTAAGCAGAGTTGATCGAGGACCGCGTATGTGAGGTTGTTTTTCACTTATGCTTTACCCGGAGATGATCCGCCCTGCGTTTTTCGCCTTGACCCGATGGAAGATGAACGTGGCAATCGTCTGATTCACACCCAATGCGCCCACAATCCCGGTAAAAAGCGATTCGTTGCTCATGTAGTCCACGCCGAACACGAGTCCGATGAGAAAAATCACGCCAACAGATACGAGTGACGAGAGAACCACCATCACCGTACCCTTGATCTTCGCGGTTTCAGCTTCTGCAAACCAACCGAGTTTTGCGAACCAGATGTCAAGCTGCTTTGTCACCTGATAGGTGACCGGGGCCATGACAGCGCCAAAAAGAACCGCCACCAGCTTATCGGGGGTCGTCCCGAGGACTGTTGCGATCAGTGTTGCGATTTGATGAAGAGCGTCCATACCACCATTCTCCTTTTATTTAGGGTTTTGCCGCTTGATCCGTTGTGGCGAGGCCGACCATGAGATCAATGATCGCGCCGTCATCGTACTTACTGATTTGAATGTCTGAGAGTTCCGGGGTATAGTCGCTCACCAACACAGTCGAGACTATTTCATTCGCCGTGGGGAGATAATCGCCCCCTATCGTCACTTCGGTCGCGCTCACCTTTGCAAAGATCAGTGATTCGTAAACACCCGTCAGAGTACCAATCCCGTTGACTGTTGCAAAAATGATTTTTTTTCCCACGTCTGAATCCGCAAAGGCAATCGACATCGCGGCGGTGAGCTGCTTGGTCGCTACAGTGAATGCGCCGTTGGCCGTGTTCTTATTTCCGACACCGGAAGCAGCCGTATTGACTGCAATATCAGCGTGTTCCTTGACGAACCGGTATTTCACCTCACCAGTCAAGCCCGTATCGGGGAGGAAATACATATACCCGTTTTCAGTGAAGAAGGCGGGTTCATTCACGCTTGGGACGATCAAGCGGTCCACACCTGAAAGTACGTCGCCAATTCTGTGGTCTGGAACCTTCTTGAATTTCAAGCTCCCGAGCCAGAGTTCGGTGACCAACCATACATCGCTCGGAATAGCGATCCTCGTCAGCGCGTCAATGGTAAAGGGATCGCTCGTCTTCATCATCTGGGGATAGCGAAGCGGAAATAAATCTGGGGCTGTATCGTATTTCGCCTTGATGAGATCGCGGATTGCCCTGTTTTGGTAGTCTGATAGCCGAGCGGATGTGTAGCGATTGCCGGTATCTCCACCTGGGCCGGCAACGCTACGGTTCTGCTGAAGTCTGCGAGCCGCAACAAGGATGTTATTATTGAATCTGGTCGAGGCCACGGCCTAAAATCCCCTATCGCTCCAATGCTGGACTGTGATAAGGCCGCCTGCGGTTTCTTTCAATCCCTTTTGCTTTGCATCGTCGACGGCGGCCTGATACATCGCCGCATAGTCGCCACCGCCGAGGAGTTTTGCCGTTGCACCCTCGGTAATCACATAATCCCATTCCCTTGGTGATTCAGGGTCGGCGCCTAATACCAATAGAGCGGTCGGTATCCGGTAGAAATACACGCCCACCTTTAACCCAGAGACTGCCGGAGATGGGAAGAATTCAAGATAATTTCCCCATGAGAGAGCTTTCACCGGCTGAGTGTAGGTGAGCGGATTAGCGATATACTCAAGCCAGCTTTCCAGATTTTCCTCGATTGTAATAGGCTCTTTCCAGTCGGCGGGCATCCTCAACCCCGCAATTTTGTAAAGCCCCAGGATGTCGTAACGCGCCGTACCGGCTTCGGTCGTCAGGTCGGTCATATCACGGATCGCGTAACCATCGCGGGCGATCTCCTCATGCGTCTCACTCATTGCGTCAAGAATCGTATCGGCGTCAAAGGATTGCACTCCCTCTGGCCCGGCTCCGGCTGATTTCACGTTCCGCTGGACCCGGGCAAAGATGGTATCAACGCGCTTAAAGCTCATAACCCCACTTTGGCCTTTTCACTGCGGACCGCTTCATCAAGCACGAATCCCGGCCTTAACCCTGGATCGTCCGGGATGAGGTTCCGGGCGATCATGGCGAGGGCGAGCTGTTTATACTGCGCTGGCAAGGGCATCACCGTACCTGTCAGCGTTGTCACTCGATCCGGGTTCGCGCTGTACCAGAAGGCAATCCTTGTGTTCGCGTCATATTCATATGTTGCTATCCGGACGAAGACATATACCATCGGTCCCTCGCGGTAATAGGCCGCGTCGGTCAAGTTGGTCGAGGAAAAAGGCATCGAGAACACTTCAGCCTTCGTTGATGGACTCGCCAGTTGAATGCTGTCGTTCGTCACCAGATCCACAAGATCCACCCCATTCAACTCCTTGAGGTTTTGGACCGTCAGATCGAACGCTACGACATCCCCATAGGGGCCATTGATGAGCTGCACTCCGTCGGTAATCGGATTTCCAAACATGGTGCGCCTCTACCTATTTAATCCGGACGCTTTGAAGTAGTAGTAATCGACCAGGAGATTCTTCCCCGTCGCCACCAAGTCCGCCCCGTAATTCCACGCCGCGATGACGGGTGTTGCGGTTGTCGTGTTTGCCGGAAGGTTTGTTGTCACCGTCGTTTTGAGGGTATCATTAACATAGAATGCGATCGAGGAGGCCGCGACCACGATCTTGAGTTTGTACGCCGTCGATAACGCGACGGTTCTCAGGGCTATCTTGTTTTTCACAGCGTTTCCGGTAACAATCGCGTACAGGGTGTCGTTCGTCGCGGCGACCGACCCGAAATTAAATAGGATTGCCTCGTTCGTCGTCGCCAGGTCATCGGCGGAAACGGCGGACGTCGCATTCCTTTCCACAACGCCGATCATCCATCCCATCGAGTCGGTCGTGGCAGGGGTGTACACGCCGAATTTATACGTTGCCGGGGCCATCATCGGGAATGGGTAGGTGGACCCGGAACTGTTCATTGTGACGTATCCGCCCCTTTCGGTGCCCATCACCGACGCTGCGGAGGGGTCAAGACTGATTATCCCAAACCGGGCCGGGGAAACAGATCCCCAAGATTCTGACGTGACGGTGAGCGAGACCGTTGCATCCCCACCAAAACCGGCAACAAACCATTCGTTCGACCCAAGATTCATCGCGCTACTGAGTGCGTTATTCCCATTGATGGTCGTACTGATTCCACCGTGGGGAAATTCTTCCCAAAACACGAAGTCCGTTTCAGGGTCGAGTGCCGGCGATCCGGTGGTTGGCAGGGGCACAAAGGTATATCCGGCGAAGATGTCTGATCCGGTAAGCATTGGGATCGTGCCACTATCGCCGCCAAATGCGTAAATTATTTCACTCGGTAATGCCTGGGCGGGAATGGGCCAAATAAGTTTTGTTGATGGTATACTTCCATCCTTCGGCTCAATCGACCCGTTGATAACGTCGAAATACGAGTTTCCAATCACCGAGCCGCGTGTGCTGTTCGTCGCCAGTGGGCTTGAGAAGTGGAAGCCATCAGCGGAGAGCGTGACCCCCACCCCGTCGGTTGCCCATATTTTGACCGGGGATGTGGCAGAGGTCCCATCGGAACCGAGCTGCATGGAGAAATTCGGATAGGCCAGCGATCCATCAGCGTACCTGATTCCGTTTAAGCCGAGGTTGCCAAACCCGGTGAGCGATACCGGGATTTGCGTCGCGGGGATGTCTTTAAGGGTGAAATAATCGGGGCTCTTAAATTTCCTGACTCCACCTTCAACGATGTAGACGGAGTTCGACGATATCTGCGTCGATGTCCTTGCCACAATCTTCAGGGCATTAGAAAGCGTTACCCTTCCACCGTCCCCGTTGACGAAAGTGAGCGAATAACTCCCGACCGGGAGCGTCGCATTGGTCCCGACCGTGACACTTACCGAGGTTGCCCCCGTCAGCGTGTACGCCCCAATAATTATCACCCCTGAATTTGAGAATACAAACGCCAGGTCTGTGCCGGAAAGGAAATTTGTTCCTGTTAAGGTGAGGGCTTGCGTCGTCCCAGGGTACATCGTGTCCGGGACGAGACTTGTAATGGTTGGGGCAGGGGTGACCGTCAACCCCCCAACCAGTGTATCTTTTAATCCGGTGTTGTTGGTCAGGACGAGGTTCCTTGCGCCAATCGCCGATCCCGCTCCCACGCTGAGTGTGGCGGTAATCGTTTGCGAATTGACATAGACGGCGCTAAGGACCGTCACCCCCGCACCACTAACGCTGAGTGTTGGACCCGACGAGATGTTCGACCCCGAAATGGTGACACTGCGGTCTACCGCCCCCTGGCCTACGGTTGAAGGAGATGCCGAGGTAATGACTGGCGGGGTTGAGGCCGCATTGACGACGAGGTTCACGGTGTTCGATGTGTTCGCACCGTTCTTGACGTAAATTCCTTTGTTGCCGGCCGTCGCTATATCCGCCGCCAAGATCGCCGCTGTCAGCTGTGTTGGCCCAACGTACGAGGTCGCCCGGTACACGTCCGCCCCGATAAATACGCTGTCGCCGGACTTCAAGTTCGTGCCGTTCACCGTAAGCGTGAAATCTACTTCTCCTGCAACCTTCGTCGCCGGAGAGATCGACGTGATCCTTCGCGTCGTCGTATCGGCGGCGGTCATTATGATTTGTTTTATGAGCTCCATGTTATGATTCCGGTTTGGGTAACCAGGGGGCCTTTGCCCTTCGGTGTAGTTCCAGACGATAAACCCCCCAAAGCCGGAATCGGTCAACATCGTCAGTGTATACTCGACGGTCATCGAGTCGGCATAGGTGAGGAAAATGTCGTCTTCCCAGGGGGCGGCGGGGTTCGGCGCCTCCGATGCGGGTTTCAGTATTTTCAGGTACGCCCCTTTGTGGTAGTCGTCCCACCGGATTGATGCGGAAGTCGCCGTATCGAGAAACCGCGCATACATCTGGTCGAAGTTGTAGTCGTAGATCCGTTCAATGGCGGGTGATGTCCAGATACATTTGGGTTCGGTGCACCCCTCGTCGGGATTTGTCGGGCTTCTCGCCCCCCGCCACAACACGCCGTTCCAGTCGAGGGATATTCCCCATTTCGCCTTAGTCAGCGTCACCGGGGAGGCGACATCCTGACTCGATAACCAACGCTCCTGAATTGATTGATAGTACCGATTCGAGCCGGTCGGATTATCTTTGTTCGTAGAGAAGAAGGGGTTCATGTGCCAGGTCCGGTTCTGGCCCCACCCCAGGTTGCCCGGAGCGTCGTACGACATCAGGTTGATCTGATCCATGAGATATTCGTGACGGGCATACCACGCCCCGCCCCACGAGGGAGTCATCGACGCGTTTATCATCGGCTTTCCCGTCGCGGTGTAGGCGGAAGTTCTCACCTGGAGTGAGTCATACAGTCTTCTGATCCACGGACCGACGCGGCCCGTGTCGTTCGTGCCGCCGACGGAATTACTGAACGGCTCAATGTCCAGCGTGATGCCGTCCCAACCCATTGAGTCTACCTCGGTCAATACGTTATTGAGCCAAACGGTCCGCATCGAATCGTTATTGCACGCCGCCCCCCAATTCGTGTTGCCGAATCCCCCCAAACAGAGGATTGCCGGTTTGCCGTGCAGGTGCGCCTCGCTTGTGAATGTCGAACGCCGGATCGGTAGTCCGTTTCCGACCAGCAATTGACCGGCTGAGCCCGGCCCCGTAGTGAAAAACAGCGCGTGGGTGAACGTCGTCCAGTCGATGTCCGACATCAACAGTGCGCCGTAGTTCGCCGCTGTTCCGGGTATGTTGAGGGTCCAGGAGGTGAAATATGCCTCAACCCAATACTGGGCGGAGCTCGAGGCGTTGGAATCAACCGTAAACGTCTTCGTGCCTGATGTCGGTTCAAGCACTACCGACGCCGAATCGTCCCTCACCCGTCCATAGTAGGTGTGTACTCCAACGCTGTACCGTGTCGCGGTCGTTGATAAAACATCCGATGTTCCGGTGATCCCCCCCTTTTGGGCCGCGAGGGACCCATCAACGTATATCTTCATCGAATCAAGGCCCGCCCCTACTCCCGCGTCTGAGGCGTTCATGGTGATCGTCACCAGGGAATCGGCGGTCGCCACGTTCGGCGACGGTGGGGACGATGTGAGGGCTGTGATTGTAGGAGGCGTGTTTGTCGCTCCACCCGCACCGAGAGAGGCCGTGTAGAAATCGTCAAGCTTGGCCGTGATCGTGTCGGTGCTATTGCCGAGCCACGCGTAAAAACCCGTCGAAAGGTCGTAGAGTGTATCAGACACAAGACCTAAAGAGTCCCGCGTCCCCGCCGCCCGGTACCGCCACGCCGACGCTGAGAATGGACTCAGGTTCCAGATACGGATAGATATGGTGTCCCCCCGCGCCCACTGCGAAGCTCCACCAGGCAGGTAGAGGGTGGAAATGATCGTTCGACCCGACCCTGTTTGACGATGAAAGCGTAGAGCGTTCGATCCGGTAGGAGCATACATCGCCCTGAAATTGTACCCGTTATTTCCAGAGCCATACGCCTTGCCCGGCATGGCGTTTATCAAGACCGGGTCGGTTCCCGCCGTTCCGGTGGATAGGGAGTCCCATTTGATACGAAGTTCGGTATTCGACTGCATGAGCGAATCCCACGCCACCATGCCGAGTCCAGCGAATGACGGGTTGGACGATTTCGCCGCGCCACTTGAGGCCGTTAGGCCGTTGGTAATGCCGGTAATTGCCACCCATTTCTTTTGACCGGCGACTGCCCCGGTATAGGCGAAGTCATCCCGGACCTGGGCGATAAGGGATGCGGAGATGAACAGGACCGAAGCGGCCAGTGTGAGTAGGTATTTCATTATTATTCCCTTTTCCGTTTGTAGACCTTCAGAATGGTTTGATCGACTTCTTCTCCGTTTGTCGAAAACTTCATGGAATCGGCGCCGACCTCGATCATGATGATATTGCCGATCGGCGCATAGCCCCCCACAACGACGTGCTGGATGTCGGTGGACCCCGCTTCCGGAATATACACGGTTGTCGATGGGAGTATGCCGGATGGGATGATGACGCTGAACATTGTCGTCGGAATTTTCGAGGCTTCAAATATCCGCTGTCCCGTTGTCGTACCGACTTTGAGCGAATCGTTCTGGCGGACAAACTCCCCGAGGGCGGGGGTGTATGACAAATTGGTCATGGTGAAATTGCTGAGGCCGACACCGGCGTTAAATGTTTGCCCGGCGGTCCAGGTGTTTGCCGTACCGAAGAGATTGTAGGCGGTCGGCGTTCCAGATCCAGCGAACCGCGGGAAATATCCATTCGTACCGGAAAGCCCCAGATAATTCACCCCATTGGAGTAGATTATACTCCCGGCCGCCGGCGCAACGCTCGCCCCCGTTCCACCTTGCGTGATCGGGACGATGCCGGAAAAGGATATGATCCCCGTTGGACTGATTGATAGGGGTGTTAATGCCGATGATACCAAGACGCCGCTTATAGAAGGCAGCTGAATCACCGCATTCGAGACAGAGGAAGCGCTTGGGATTAAGGAAACTGTGTAGAGGCCGCCAGATTGACGCATATACACCCCGCCGCCGTCCTGGATGTACACGCCACCGAATTCCGGCTGCGCCCAAACCCCGAGATCTTGCTTGAGGGCGATTTGGAGTTGGCCGATAATCGTCTGGACGGTGTTGAAGTTCGCCGTATCAAGATCGAGTTGTGAGAGGCCAGTGTATGTCGCGTCCCCGACCACGGTAATACTTCCCCCTGCGCCCGCTCCGGCGGTGAGCCGCTTGCGGCCGCCGGAAGTGTCAGCCACCAGAGTTTGTCCCGTCAATAAACCCGCGAGAGAGGCCGAGTCAATATACCATCCCGCGATATAGATGCCCTTCATATTGTAGGCGGTATCGACCACGATTGTCCGATAAATGGGATTGCGCCGGTCGCGGGCAGAATATTGACATTCGGCTTTCTCCCCTCCGGGCCAGAAAATCGCGCAAACAATCCCGAGAGTCATCAGGGCTTTTTTCATAGCGTTCCCCCCCCCCCTAAGCGTTTGGAATAGCGTGGTAATACACCGTTTCGCCATCGGTGACGGTCGAGGCCGTGAAACCCGACGCATCGGCCCCGGACACGATCACATTGAATCCGGTGTCGGTCCAGGCTACGACGGTAAAGCTTCCGGTGATGGGTCCGGTGTCGAAGTTGATCCGCGTTCCGGCGATGTTGCAGACACCAGAACCGCTGCGGATGTTGGACGCGCTCAACGGGCTCACCGAGGCTCCGGTGTGGGTGGATTTCTTCAGGTCCGTCTTACCGGCTAAGTCTATTAGGTCGGCGATTTCCTGATACACGCTATTCAATCGTGCCATCTTTTCGGTATCCGTCAAGGCGTTGAATGCGGTCCCGGCCTCCAAGGCCAGATCGGTATTCAAGATGTTCGAAAGTGAGGGCATAAGCGTCCTCCCCCCTATCTCAGTGTGAGAATTCGGTAAATGGCCGTCAAGCTCGCCGTCTTCGTTCTCAGGTATGAGCGCTGGATTACATAGGGCAGTGTCCTGGTCGAACTGACCGGCACGGTGAAGTAGGTTCCGGCTACCGTATCGTCTTCGAACGCCACCAAGAGCGGTGTCGTGGCTGAGGTATTGGTGATCTCGATATGCTTGGCGAGGTTCTTTCCGCCGATGGCGACGCTATCCCATGTGACGGTTGCCGTATCGCTAAATTCGCGGGCTTCGAAGATTGAAACGATTTGCGAGTGGGCGACACTTGAGAGTCCGCACACCAGGAAGAGGGAGAGAATGAGAGTTTTCATTGTTGAATCAGATTCCTTATTTAAGTGGACACTTTGCCCGATGCTTCGGCCCTTTTGCGATCGGCGAGGTTTTCGGCTTCCTTTTTCTTGTTGCGCTCCAACTGGGCCTTGTTCTCGGCCTCCTTCTCCTTCTTCGATTTCTCCTCGGCCTTCGCGTTGAGCTCGTCGATGAGTTTGAAGACCTTTACCTGGTCATCACCGCTGAGACGGGTGATCTCATTGCCCATGACGCGGTTCACGAAATCACGTTTCCAGATGTATTTCTTCGGGTCGGCCTCGGTCTTCGGGGCGAGTTCGAAGATATGGGGAGAGGTTAGGAGCTGTGCGTCGGCCTCCTTGTCGGGCAGTTCACCATCAGGGGAGAAGACGACGAAAGCAGCGGCTCCCAGGGCTTCGACGGAGCCGATCTGGATGCGATAGGGAAGCTCAATCTTCGATTCCGGTTTGATGCGTAATGTTTTCATGAGAGTGGCAAGATCCTTCCTTGGAAAGTTTGGTTGATAAAGTCCCCCGGGCGGCCAAAGCGAATAGGGACGTATTCTCTTGCACCGTCCGGGGTTTAACGTTACATCATCCCCTACAAAAAGAGATGATTAGGTCTGCACCCAGGAACCCGCGATGCCTGAGCCAACGGCCCCGGCCTTGACGTAGGTGTCTGAGTTGGTCGTATCGACGAGCGTGGAACCGTTCGGCGATTTGGTGAAATCCGTGCTGGGAGCACCGGCGTTCCAGATTTCATGAATTTCACCCAACCCGTTCTGCGAGATGCGAAGACCCGAAACAGTGACGGGATAGCTAAATGCCGCCACCGGGTCGATCGCCACTTCCCGCGTTACGAGAATGAGGTTATTGTAGGTTGCCATGTTTCGTTGATCTCCTTTAGCGTTTGGGAAGTGTGAAAAACTGACGAACTTGCAGCCAGAGCTTGTTCGCACCGGTTAAGGTGTTCCCCGCTGCGCGGGCTGTGATCTTGACCGCCATGACATCGGACGCGGCGTACACGCTTCGAGGAAGTACGCGAGTCCCAAGTCCGGCGACTTTAACGGTGTCGTAGACGACATAGGAACTCAGACCGCTTCCCATGAAGTCCACGGCGACAGCAGGCTCCGCTTTAATGGAGTCGCCAGTTGCCGTTGCCCGCCATTCCAGGCGGACGGAATCGGGACGAACGCCGTTGAGCTGACCGGCATACGTTACCCCGGAATAGACGAGCGGTATATCCGTCACCGTCACCACCTCATCGTCGAGAATGGTGTTGTTCGCGGTAACGAGGTAGTCCACCGTCACGATCTGAGCCAGCCCGGAGGCAATCAGGGCCAGCGTGAGCGCTGCGAGAAGAAGGATGTGTTTCATATGGTCTTCTGTCCTCCCTTACGCATAACTCAAGGCGTGCGGTGAATAGGTGACGCCCACCAGCGACGACGTATTCTCGTAAAAATCGCCAGCCGTGAGGCCGGTAATCCCGAGAGTGTCATACGTCTCGTTGCGGACGATGGATTTTATCATGTCAATCGCCATCCCCTTGATCGCACCGTAATCCTCTTCGTCGTCAATCAGGTCCATCTCTTCGCCGGTGCCAATCGAGAGCATCGACTGGCCGACAAGGATACAGACGGCCTTCGTGCCGGTGTCAAGGGCGTTGATCGTGTTGGCGGTGTAAAGACCCTGCGCCCTTTGACCCGCCGTCGGACGCGGGCCGTATTCCACCAACCCGGAGGTGATGAGAGCATCGGTCGTGTTGGTGTAGGCGTTCCAGAGCATCGAATCGACGTAGATCACCGCGTTGTCGATGATCGCCACCGCTCCGTTCCCTAAGGGGTGCTTCGACATCTCGGATAAGGTCAGGCTCTGCGCGTAGGCTATGAATTCCGCCGACGTGCGCAGCTGCAACCATGCCGAATCCTTCATCCAGATGGGATAGAATTCGTATCCGTCTTTGGTGACGAGGGGTTTGATGTTGGAGCGGTTCGCCTCGAAAACCAAGTTCCGGACGAATGCAACCGACATCTTATCCTCGGCGGTGTTGGTGAGACCGTCGATGGCTGTGGCGCAGGAGTTTTCATACCCGACAGTTCCGGGACGGCCTGCGGTATAGGCCACGCGGCCCGTACCAGCGACGATCATGTTGGGATGGGAGACGATTGCCTGACCCAACCCACCATTGACCACGGGGGCCACCACTTCACGCGAATAGCCGCCCAAGATTGCCGAGAGGATATTCGACGGCAGGAAATTCCTGTACCAGTCCATGAGCGAATTAGAGGCGCTCATCACGTCCTGCTTCGCCCACTGTTTGATCTTCTGACGGTTCATGCCGACCGGAGGGGCGACAGCCTTCCTCCATCGGTTGATCTTGACGGCCCTGAAGGTGAAGGCCATCGGTTCCTCCGAGCCCCGGAGTTGGGAGTCGCCGAATTTCGGCAACCCGGTGAGGATCGAGCGGACCGGGATGACCATGTCCGTTCGGCCCTGCTGAATGAAGGCATCGACGGCTTCGATTGGAGCGCTGGTCCATTTCGGGCCCATCGGTCCTGTCGATACCACTTCCTCGGCGGTGTTCTGACCGCCGGCGGCGAGGTAGTTTGGCGCGATCCAGCGGGCAAACCTGGAACCCTTGAACTGCTGACGCCGCATTTTCTCGGCGAGCAGAGTCCTGAGTTCCGCGTTGCTGGAAAGATTTAAGATTGTTGCTGACATAGCTGAAAAATCTCCTTAATCGTTTTTTAGGCTTCCTATTCGGAAGCGAGTTCCTTGAGTCGTTGATCGAGTGCATCGTCACCAGCTCCTCGGACGTTCTCGGGGTTGGTGAAGTCGATTTTGCCGGTCACGCCTGAGCGGTTCTTGGACCCCGGTAATGCGGCTTGGGAGACCGTATCGGTCGTCTTATCACGCATCTTCTTCAGATCTTCGGTGTGCTCGGTGCGGCCTTTGGCCCTCGCGCTTTCGGTTGCGCGATTCATCACCTCTTCGTGACGATTCAACCAGAAATGACGACGGACCGCCTCTTTGATTGGATAGTCGATCCCGAATTTCTGCTCACTGACCGCCTTATCTTGCAAGGCAGCGTCCACGACAGCCTTCATCTCGTCCTCGGTGTAGCCCAATCCCATTTCAGAGTTGATCTTCGTGAGGTAGGCCGTCCCTTCGGTCTTGGCCTCATCGGTAGCGGCGTACACACCCGCCAAGGCTTCGGCGTAACCGGTGGCTTCCTTTTCGAGTTTGGTCTGGACTTCGGAAATGGCGCTCTTCAAGGCCATGTAGAGCCCGTAATTCGCCTGCTTGAGGTCGGTGAGGGTGTCTTTGGTGATCGGGAATTCCACCCCGGCGTCTGCCAGGTCGCGGATCACGGGATGCTCGGAGAGTTCCATGTTGAACCGCTCCTTGGTCTCGTTCTTGATCCGCTGGATTTCCTCCGCGCTGAGGGTGGTTACGTCGCCTGTGGGTTTCACGGCTGCGGGAGTGAGCTTCGCCTTATCGGCTTCGGCCTTGCGCGTGAGTTCGGCGTCGAGCTTCTTGTAGACTTCTTCGACGCCCTTCCAATCACCGGAGGCTTTTGCCGCTTCGATCTTCTCTGTTAAGAGAAATTCGGGCAGGTTCAGCCGTTTGGTGATCTCCGCTACCCCTTTGGCGAGGTCGTCCGGGGTTTTGTATTTCCCGGCCAAGAGTAACGCTTGATCGCCTTCAATACCGGTTGTGGCCGCGTCGTCCTTCTTTCCAGCGGGTTCCCCGATCGGGGCCGCTCCCCGGGTTCCCTTCTGCACATTCGGGTCCGCCCCGGTAGAGGCAGGAGTACCCGTGCTATCAGCAGGGCCAGGGGAAGAGATCGCATCACTATCCGGTATATCGGTGATCCTCTTGTCGAGGTCTTCGGTCTTGAGGTCCTTTAATTCATCCGGCATCTGGTTTTCCTTAAAAAAGCGTTCTGTAAAAAATGAAAAAGGGCCGGAAGGTGAATATCACCTTGCCGGCGAATCTCTCTTTCAGCCGTGCCCGGAGGAAGTAGTCTCTTGAGGGCTTGGAAGTTCAATCCTCATCCTTCATCTCCTTGAGTTTCCCGTCAAGTTCCTCGTCGGGCATATCCTTTGGGGCGTCGGATATTTTCTTGATGGAGCCGGAGGCGATCTGCAATTCGCAGTTGTAGCGACCCTTTGTGTATTGGTCTTCGCTCACGCCGACCACTTTCCCGGTGATGATATATTTTACCTTGTCGCCAAGCGAGAGTCCCTTGATCCCCTCCACGCTGTCGGAGTTGATGTGGGTGGTCGGCGTGGGTGTCTTATCTTTCGACGTCACCGGGCCCTGTTCAGCTTTTCCCATTCGAGGCTCCGTTCTTTTTCGCTGGTTCGGAGAGTTGCTTCACCTGCCTGGCTGCTCCGAGTTGGTCTGAGACTGCCTGCTGTTGCGCCTGCATCTGCTCGGCATTGACCGCCACGCCAATGCGCTGCTCTGCGAACGCGGCCAATTTCTTCGCTTCCGGTACGTCCATGTTGCGGAGGATCGCAGCTCCAACGGCCATGCCCATAACCGGATCAGCGCTAAAGAGCGCCGATACACCGGCCAAAGTTGCAACGGCCTCCTTGCGGGCGGTTTCACCAATCGCGGCAATGTCCGGCTTGAAATCATACTCGCCTTTGGTAAGGTCGTTCATCACACCTTCAAGGGTCTCTCGATTCACCGCCAACCAGTACGGATCGCCTTCGTCATTAAAGAGCCTGAGTGTTCGCTCGAACGTCATAAACTTTTGGATCGAGGCGAAGGTGTAATCGAACACATTACACATGAACTCCTGCATGTTGTCGAAGAAGTGGGCCGTCATCACCTCCGAAGCGGCCCTGCGGGATTCAAATAATACGCCGGATTCTTTCGATGATTCCTGATAGCCCCGGGCGTTGGGGCTGATTGCCGATATATAATCACCCAAGTTCTTCCCCTCTTCGGCCAGGACCTGAAGGATGTTGAAGACACTCATATCGGGCTTGCGGGGTTCGGGTTTGAACCCACCTCTGATATTCCAGAACCGGATGACGCCGCGGGCGCGGGATCTCCATGACGGCATATCATCCGGGTCGATCGAACCTTTCGGCGCGTCGATGGGGGGATTCAGGGTGTCGCCGACCAGTTGAACACTACTCATCATCCGCTGGTTATACATATCGACCGGGGCAATGAGCGAATCGAGGACGGACTGCGTTTTCAACACGTCGGGGTGGAAGTTGTAACACAACACCCATTTGATCGAGTAGCCGTGGCCTTGGACCATGTAGGGCTGCTCTAAAACGAACTTGTCCTTGATGAGAGCCGGGCAGGCTACCGTGATATACTGCAATTCGGTGGAGTCGTCCTGCACAACCGCACCGGGGATTTTCTTCATCTCACTGACGATGTACGCTTCGTCCAAGTGTTTCTCTTCGGGGATTTCAATAACGTCGCGGGTCACTGGCGAGTAGACGTACTTTTTCGTGACGGTGCGGCGGTCGTGCCATTCGATGACGCGGTAGAGGCCCTCTTTCGCATCGACGAAGGGGGTTAGAAGTCCACTCTTACGACGGGCTTCCCTTTCGACGTTGAAGGGTGTTCCTACCGGGGTTCCGATGCGGTCAAACCACGCACGGGCTTTCTGGAAGACTGAAACGGTGGCGTTCTCGTAGAGTGAGGCTTCTTGCCTGATCTCTGAGATGAGTTCGGGGGTGAGATAGCGTTTATAGACCTGAATGATCTCGTCGGCGCTCATCATCGGAGAATAGGACACGAAACGGCAATCATCCTGATTGAGCTTTTTACAGTCAGGGTCGAACATCACCAGGAAGGGATCAATGCGCCCTGTGTACCATTTCCCCTCGGGATCTCTGCGGATGTCCCAATAATTCGAGACATATCCTACCTTGCCAATGGCAGCGTCAATACCGGCTCCGGCCATTTCGTTATAGCCGTCACAGTTGCCCATCGCCCAATCGTTCACCAGTGAGGTGATAAACTCCGAATCGTCCACGTCTTCACTTCGCACGGGGACGGCCTTGATCCTTGTGGTGTCCTTTTTGAGTTTACCAGCCAAGTAGAGGATAGTCTGATTCGGGAGTTGGAATTCGAAGATAGGACGGCCTTCGGCCTTGAGTTCTTTGCGTACATCAGGGTCGAGCATATCGCCGATGGCGTAATTGTAGGATTTCACCTGAGCGTCGCGGAAATCGGACCAGCGGTTTTGAAGAGCGGTCCAGGCCGATGAGAGTTGCGCCACCCTGGAATCGGTATGGAGTTGGGGGTCGGTCATATCTGCAACGGTTTACACTGTACGTTTTTGATGGCGACAAACCAGACGGCATCACAAGGTAAAAACTCTCTTTTCTTCACCCCGTTATAGTGCTCCACCAGGTGCCCCCTGACTCCTTCGTGTTCAAAGGATTCGATGGCCTGAACTACTTCACCTGTTGAGCGGATTTGGTAGAGGGTGGTCATCATGCGATACGCCTATCCCCTTCCCACCTTGAACTCCGGGACTTCCGGGTTCTGCTTTTTCTTCAAGCGGTCCATCCATGTCTTCGGTTCTTCGGGCGGTTTGGAATACCCGCGGGCGGCCATGATGCTATAACGGTCAGCGTCGAGGGCGTGCGCAACCACGTCGGGATTCTTGCCCTTGCCTAAGATGTCTTCCGGGTTCTTTTCGTCTGCGACACTGGCCGCGATTTCATCGAGGAAGGGTTCGTTGAAGGTGTCGAAGTAGAAATAGCGCCCGGACTCCATAAGGTTCTTCATCGCCCACCAGCCGTTTACCCTGTCGGTCACGGCTTTTTCAAGGGAGAGTCCCTCCTTCTCGAACTGATCGCGGAATGTTTCTTCACTTGATTCGACGGCGAAGCGGTCTTTACGCGCCCATGCGTCCGTACCCGATACAATGACGTTCGGCATTCGCCCGGCGGTCCACTCGAAATTCTTGAGACGTTCGGCGATGGATTTGGCGTGGTCTCGGGAACTTTTTTCACGCTCGTAGTAGGTGAAGAGTTTGTAATGGTTTCCCTCGAAATCGACGGTGCGAAGCGTGAAGGCGCAGGGCGATGACCAGCCCGGATCGAGGCCGCCGATCAGGGGCCACTCCTCCGGGATCGGGAAGGGTTTCACTTTCGATTTTGCAGGATCGAACATCTTGAAGAAATCACCGCCGAAGGCGTACCAGTCACCTTCCAGGAGAGCTTTTTCGACCGTCTCCCCCTGTTGTTTGATCTTGCTGCGATAATCGTCTTTGAGGACGAATTTATTATCCTCAAGATTGCCGGGAATGAATATCCTTGTTTGGGAATACTTGGTCTTGTAGGGAACCTCCAAGCCTCTCGGATTGCGCTCGGGGTCGTCAGGATCAGCGAGAAAGGAATACCGGCGATACGGTTCTGAATTCTGGATGAACCGCTTGCGGACCCAGACCAAACCCGTACCCATCGGCATCGCCGTTGAGCGGATGCGAGGATTCAAGCCCAGGACTTTCGAGCGTGCGCGGGTGAAGAGGTATATATACTGGCCGAAGGTGAACTGCTGGAGCTCATCAAAGCCGACGAACTGATACTCCGCGCCGTCATGGTTGAACTTGTCCTTCTCCTGGTCCATGTGGCAGAAGAATATTACTGCGCCGGACCGGGTAGTGGAGATTGTATCGCCTTTACGGGTGTAGGTTGGGAAGATAAAGGACGGGCCGGGATCGCCTTTGCGCTGCGCGACGTACTCGGCTTTGAAGGTTGAAGAACAGTACATCTTGTACGCTTCGTCGATAAGTTTTTGGAGATGGTTGGACTGGCGACGGAAGATCACGGCACGGTAGTCGGGAACTTCGATGGCGTTACGCCCGAGCGAGGTGAAGCGGTATTGTGTGCCCAGGGCGTCATAGACCAGCCACCAAGATTTACCGGGCCCGGCCTTGCCACCAAAAAGGACTTCATCCTCGGGGCGGTCTGAACAGATTTGCTGTCCGCCTGCTTGCGGTCCGATTTCGACCATGAGGACCAGTATGAGGCTAATGAGGAGCGACATCGGAGCCTGAGGTGTCGAACTTTGACGCCCGCAGCACAACCATCCTGTCGAGGTCTTCGCCGTTGAATGAAACACTCACGTCGGCGCCGACGATCTTGTGATAATGGGCGAGTTTGTCGAAGGCCAGCGTGCGGATTTTATCGGAGAGGGAGACCGACACTCTTTCCTTTTTGCCCGGGTTCTCCACTGAAAAGGTGAGCGCGATTAAAAATTCGGGGTCGATCAGTGAAGGGTCTTTGAAATGCAGGCCGCCCTTTTTGTCGATCGTAAAAAAGTCGGTCAGCTTTGCCTCGGTTAATGTGTTGAGTTTCTTCAACATGCGCTCGGCCTTGAGGTCGAGTTTTGTTTCACGTTCTCGCTTGCGGGCTTCGATGAATTCAGAGACCTTGACTTTCTTGATGGTCCGTGAGGCCCATTGGGCGGCAGAATCGACCGTGCCGCCACAGCCTGCGCGGATCGCGGCCTGAGTCTGGTTCAAATCCACCAGATATTCAAGGCAAAACATTTTTTCGAGAGGAGTGAGGCCATGAACGCGCGTGTTATATCGCCTCGGTTTTTTCATCACGATTTACACGATAAAAAAAGGGTGCAGTGGGACTCGCGGCCCACTACACCCGTAGGAGGAATAACACCATGCTTCACTGGGATGAAATTTACATACTTTTGCCCTATCGTGTCAACGGGAATTTCCCAAAATCTTTTTACGCCGATCTTTGCGTACCGGATCAACGCGGGCGACAACATCCAAAATATAGGAGGGCTTATACCCCAAGATGTTAATCTCCGGGTCTGCGGCGATTCGATCAACCGCTTCACCTTGAGACATTTCACCGTCCCTGGTCAGGTTCCAGTACGCCTTCCTGATACGGGTGTAAATCCTCGCCCGAGAGCGATTCATAGTTCTTTCTTCGCAGCTTCTGAGAGTCGGTGTTTCTCCCCGTTTGTTGGGATTTTCCTCTCAGGATGGGGTACGACTTGGGGTTCGGGAGGAGTGGCCTGGGCCCTCAAGCGGACACATTTTTCACCATCTTGGTTACGGAATATCTCCATCGAACCCGCGAAAGAGCACATTTTCTCCAAGTACCGGTCCGCGGTCTGGGCTGAAACCCCCGCATACTCGGCTCCTGCAACCTTCAGCTCTCTGTACACCACCATCCCAAACTCTCTCACGATCTTATATACATACTTCCTGAACTTAGGCTCACACTCCATGTTTTTCACCATTTCCCCCGACATCATCCTCACTCCCTCTCTCTCTCCCTCTCTCTCACTCTCTCTCAAGGTATTAGGAGATACCAAATTTTTATCCCCACCCGGGAGAATGGATGACGCTGCCTTTTTCGAGCGTTTTCCCGGTCCGCGACGTGGACCCTTCGCCTTGTTGCACCGGCCACAGGCCGGCGCCCAGTTTGAACCGTCGGAGGGATTGTACTCGGGATCGCCGTTTAGGTGATCGACTTCGAGGGGCCGATCCGTTCTATTGCAGATGTGGCAACGATTCCCGTATTCCTCGACGGCTTGGGTAAGTGCCCGTCGTGTTTGAGTAGGGTTGAGCTTCGACATTAAAATTTCCCGAATGTTCTAAGAAAGAGAGTGGCGCAGTTGCGGTAATGGCCGCCGGGATGCTTGCAATAATCACATCGAACGGCCTTCGGCTTCTGTTTGAATGGCTTTGTCACGGTCGGCATGGAATCTGCGGCGAGTCCGCTCCAATGCCTCGGCAGGTCATACCCCCTTACTTTGCGGAGTTTATATTCTGATCTCAAAGGTGATCCACTGGGGAGGGCTCCCAATTACTGATTGTTTTAATGTGATCTTCGATCCATGCGAATCCTGGTTTCCCATTGTCGGGCTTGAAATTCCTTTTCCGGGAGCGCTCTCGGGATCTAATCGTTTTGATGATGATGTTGGAGCAGGTCGTACAATACCTCTGATTGCCCGTTTTACGCTTGAAGGCTTTACCACATTGATCGCACTGAAGCATTTCGCCATTGGGCATCTATTCACCTTTTGCCATTCGCACAGCGTACATCGTGTACCAAATTACGCTGAGGCCGGCGAACACTAAGCCTATTCCAGTCCAGAAGTCTACGCCGGTCGTGAAAACACCCATAATGGAGATCCCCGCACCGATCAGG